AAAAATTTGAAACGTTCCAGGCTTCGTTTTTTGGATCGCTAGGAGCTGCTAGTAAAAAAATTGACGAAGCCACCGGACAAAGTACAATAAAAGCGATAACCAGGGAAAACCCGATCATGGGGTTCATTGCAGATATGTTGATGAAGCGCCAGGGGCTAGAAGGGCTGTTAAAGGGTCAAACAAGCCCCGACGAAGGGTCTAATAAGCCCCAAACAGGTCCAAAGCTAGGGTTAGGAAGGGTTTAAACGGGTCGAACTCGTCTTTTATACCCATTCCTACCCCACCTACCACTTCCCATCCTTATTCTTTCTTAAAATGGAATCGGTTGAAGAGCTAAGGTTTGTAAACAATTCCACTGTTTACTATCTTAGTTAAAATCTTTTGACAGTCATAACATACCGTTACTTCATTATTGAACTTGTCACCCTTAAGATGATCCTTAGATTGTAAACAGATATTACATCTACGCTTCATCTTTATCCTCTTCGTTCTCTTTTCCTATTCTCCAAGCTATCTGGGATAAATCCTGATGTACACTATCAAACATATGCCAGGGTTGATTCTCTCCCCATAAATCAAAGTGTTTCTTTAGATGCATTTTAATCTCTGTAATATTACACATCACCTGGTAAACTTCATCTTCATCAATCATCCTTAACCCTCTATGTAGTATGATCCATCCTCTCTACGTTCTAAGGACCATATAAATTCAGGGTCATTCCAGAACTTAACAAACTCTTTATTTGTTTTGAGCAGGTCAAGTACATTCTTTCTTATTACCTCTGCCGTTGTTTCCCATGTTACTTCTAAACCTTTTGGTGGAAGAGAGTAAGAGGAATGAGGATGTTTAAGGAGAGTAAAGGAAAGGGACCACTTAGAGTTCTTATGATCACCATAGCCTGTGTCCCATTCACTTTCAAATTCTTCTGGTACACTTGCTTTTACAAACAAACATACCTCACCAGGTTCTAACTGTCTGAACCTGGGCGATCCACCTAACTTAAATTTCTTTTCACTCATGCGTTTTACCTAGTTACCTAAAGAATAGAAGATATAAAGGGCTTAGGCTATACTCAAAAATGATTACCTACTCATTTAATAAGACCTACTCATATATGAGTATATGGTAGCAAGGCGTAGAACACGAAGGTCACGTAGGAAACGTAGCTTTTCAATAAATCTTTTAGAAACTGGCGCTGGGCTCGCTTTCTTGGATGCAGCTAATGCTGGTACAGCAGCTAAAGCATTCATTAAAGGTGATCTTCCAGGCGGTCTTAATGTATTGACCACCGCATTCAAAACAAACAAAAACGACTTTATAAAAATTGGAGTCGGTACCGTTGCAGCTAAGTTAATACTCGGCAGTATGGGCGGTTCTAAGGTTCTAGGATCTATTGGTCCTTTGAAATTACGGGTTTAAATTATGGCATTTTATCGAACAAGAGAAGGTGCAGTTACCGCAGCGGATAGTTTTACTGCGATCACTGGACTTTATGGGCAGAGCACGACCGCATCGATCCAAGTACCTGCTGGATCCACTTCGATCGTTGGAATGATCGCTAGTGTCGCAACAGATGGTGCAGCCAATGGTGTGACCACTTTTAGCGCACAGATTAGTGGCGATGGACTTTCTAGTGGACAGGAGACTATAGTTTTCGCTGGATGTGGTGTAGATGGTACACCTGTATCTAACGGACAAACAGTTGAAGCGTTCAAACTGGATGTTAGCATACCAGTAATAGCATCTAACCAGGTAAGCGTTGCAGTTGCGATGTCTGGTGATACTGGATCCTGTGAAGCAGCAATAACTCTAGTTTTCCAATAGGTTAGCATGGTTCGCAATAGGAGAGGTCTAGCACCCTGGTCTCTTGCAAGAGAGGCAGGGGTTGAGTCCGCAACAGTAGACGGAACTATAGACGTACCCCAAACAGTACAACCTGTTTTGGACACTGGTTTTGTTGATGAGAACGGAAACTGGAAAGGAACCAAGAGTGATGATAAAGAGTTTATCGCTTTACAAACTGATGAGGCAATTGCTAATAGTGGAACGTTCTTAACGCCTGGTATTAATCCAGATGGTACATGGCCCCTGGACATGACTGGTTACAATAATCTTTTCATAGCAATTAAACCGACTAATGGCGGAAACTATGCAATAAGTGCAGTTATGGGACCAGACAGTAATAGATTCGCTAATCTAAGTCCAGTTAATCCCAATTCTACACTAATAGAATGTACTGTATCTGATGGATCGGACTTTACAGATGGTTTTGTAGATGGTTCTCAGGGTATGACGGCAGATGTATGGAATATATTTTTGATTAAGGATCGTTTATGCTGTTGGAAACTACTCCAATTTAGGATGGTTAACAATAGTGGCGGCATATCTACAATAGAAACAGCATACATGAGGATGGTATAATGCCCAAGATGACCAGGGCAAAAATGGCAAGGATGCTTGTTGAAGCACAAAAGAAGATTGTTAAAGTTTACATGGCACATTATACGGTTAAAAATCCACAATTGAAAGGTTACGGTTTTACTCCAGTTACTTCAACGGACATGGTAGCACTGGAAAAAATATTTAAGCGGATGTTAGGCCGTCTCAAATAATGTACGCATTAATTCCTGATGGTTATACTTTAGAAAAAGTCACCAAGCTACAGAAACAGGCCGTAGATGCTAAACGCAGACATGACAACGTTGAAGCATTACTGGCTAATCCAAACACGCCCCTGGTTCTAGGTGGAGGCGCACTTTTGGCAATAACCCCTTTATTATTTAATCTGTTTAGAAAAGCAGTAGAGGACAGTGGTCTTGTACTAACTGAGATAGGATGGGAGACAGTTAAAGAAAATTGGATGTTAGCTTTAGGACCTGCTGGAATTAGCACTTGGCTAGCTGAACAGCTAGTTAAAAAAACTGGTACACTTGAGGATTTATTATGAATTTAGGAGCTCTATTAATTATGCTTAAACTGGTGGGCGACATAGGCGTTTTACCTACGGAGGTTGGCCCACCTCCTCCACCTGTTGATGTTGAATACACAGAAATTAAACCGATGTGTGGACCTGGTAAATATGCATACAAGCATCCCGATCTAAATATTTGGACCTGTCTCCCAATACCTAAAGGGAGATAATGGTAATCTCAGCCCTAGAACTATTAGCATATTTTATCGCCTGGTCATTATTCTATTTTGGAATAAGTCATTACATCGCCAAACTGAGTAAGGATAAGTGGGTTGAATGGGCAAAATCATCCGAAAGTGATGAAGATTTATTATTAATTCTGGATCCAGTCGTAAATGAGATTGAGGATCGGATGCATGAAAAATTTGAAACGTTCCAGGCTTCGTTTTTTGGATCGCTAGGAGCTGCTAGTAAAAAAATTGACGAAGCCACCGGACAAAGTACAATAAAAGCGATAACCAGGGAAAACCCGATCATGGGGTTCATTGCAGATATGTTGATGA